CCGCCACACCGGTGGCGTGGCCCGCGGGTAGATGTGGCACTCCCCGTCCCCGCCCATCCGGTACCTGGCCCCGACGCGGGCGGCGAGGTCCTGGCAGGCGTCCATCCGTTCCCGGTCAAACACCGTCAGCCGGGAGATCCCCACGTCGGTGACGCCGGGGTCGATCACGGTGGGGAAGTAGTCGCGGGTCAGGCGGGCGAACTCGCCCAGCACGGTCGCCAAGGGGCCCGGGGATTCCGGACCCTCAAGCTTGTCGCGGTCGGCGTTGTAGGTCCGGTCCACGGCCTGGATCTGCACCACGCCCTTGACGACCGGGACCATTCGTTCGTGCGGTGGGGTGTCGCTGTCCGGTTCCTCCAGCCCGTACTCCGGAAGGGTCCGCCACTCCACGACCTCGTCGGGTTCGTTGCTGATGATCCGGAGCCGGGCGAAGTTCACCGCCCCGGAACCACCCACCCGGTAGATGACCTGCAGCTCCGTGCCGGCCACACCGAGCGGGTCATCGAACCGCCACGCGCCAAGCGTCCCGTCAGGGTCCGCGATCGTGAAGTTCATCTGCTGCTTGACCTTGGCCGAGTCCGCGGCGGTGTCCGTCTCGGACCAGCTGATGACCTGCAACGGTTCGCCCAGGACCAGCCGCCCGCCACGCCAGGCCCACACCGTGAGGGTGTCGGCCGGGCGGGAGCCTTCCAGCGCGGTGGCAGTGTCCGGGTCGATGTTCCGCACGGTCAGCCTCCGATCGGGTTCTTCAGGTCATCGAGGTAGGTTTTGCCTGCCATGAGGTCCTGCTTCTGCTGGTAGGTGGAGAGCATCATGGCGACGTCCCCGTAGGTGAAGGTCCCGGTGAGGACCTTGATCGCGGGCGCGTCCACGACATCGGATTGGAGGTCCCACCAGGTGAGCCGGCCGCCCATCATCACGTTCACCGGGGTGCGCTTGTAGGTGGCGTTGGCGAGGTACATGGTGCCCTCCAGGCCGAGGTCCCCCCATGCGGGGAGGGGCCGGAACACCAGTTGCGCGGTGGAGTCCAGCAAAGCCTTGAGGCGGGTGTTCTGCTCCGCTGACCGGATACCGAGGCTGGTGTCCAGTCCCTGCTCTGCCATGCGTTGCCCGAACAGGGCCATGGGTTTGCGGGAGCCCATGACCTTGAACAGGGACACGTCCGCGGAATGCTCCAGCACCGAGAGGGCCGGGGAGCGGAGGTAGACGTCGCCGTCGTTCCGTCGTTCCCCGACCACGGGGATGGAGGACTGGGGGACCAGTGCGTCACTGATCCACCCCGTAACCGAGGGAAGGAACACCGGCGCCGACGTCGTGCGGGACGCTCCGGCCGGACCCGTGAGGACTTCCAGTTCGTAGCGGACGTCCCGGCCCACCGGGCAGTGATGGTCCACCACGTACGCGGCGTCGTTCATCAGGACCCGCCGGTACCCTGGCAGCGCCGAGCGTGTGTCGTCAGCGAGGCGCCAGATCGTGGCAGTGGAGTCCCCCACGCCCAGCCCGGTGATCGTGATCCCGGCCCGGTCCGTGGGGGCATCCATGAGGGCTTCCACAGTGATTACCGGCATCAGGCAACGCCCTTCCTTACGAATCGTGACTGGCCATCAGCCGTGGAGATCGCCCCGGCGGCCTCTTGCCGTGCCACCCCGCGGAAGGTCGCCCAAGTGGCGTCCGCGTTCAGCTTCATCTCTCCGGCAATGGCCATGCCTTCCAGGTTCACCGTGGGTGCGGTCATGAACTGCGGCATGATGACGCGGGATGCGACAGTGGTTCCGATAGCCCCGCCTCCGGCACGGCCCTCAAAGGCGCCCGCCTGAAGTTGGGACCGGAACTTGTATACGCCCTGCTGGCCGCCCATCTTCCGCACGTCCTCGGCGTCCAGGACATGCTCACCGTTGGAGAGCCGGAACAGTCCGGCCTCGTCTGATGTGGATGTCCCCGGCCCGAAGACCGCACCACCGGCGGCCCGGCTGAATGTGCCGGGTTCAAAGGCGGTCATGCTGGGGTCGTTCGGTGATCCGCCGCCGGCCACCTGGGTGACAGTGCGCTTGATGGTCTCCTCGACGGTGCGGACCGTCGTGGTGACGACCTTCCCGTCCAAGCCGTCGGCCTTGCCCTTGATGCCTTCCAGCACGCTGGTTGCCTTGTCGTTCACCCAGGTGTTGATCGGCACCTCCTTGGGGATGCCAAGTGCCTTGCGGGCCATGGTGTCGGCGGCGTCCCCGGTGATGCCGAGCTGCCCGGCGGCCCTGATCAGGTCGTCGTAAGACCCTTGCAGGTTGGTCTGCAGTTGAGCCTGTGCCGCCGCGCTGCCTTGGGTGGCCAGCGTCTCCGCCGCCGTGGCTTCCATCGAGGAGATGGCAGCCTTGGCGATGTTGTTGTAGGCGGTCTGGTTGGCCCGGCCCTGCTCGGTGTTGATGTCGAGCGAGGTGCCGTTCTTGATGACCGAGTCGGTCATAGCGTCGATGCTCGCCTGGTAGGCGATGGCCGCATCGCTGGAACTCAGGCTGAGGAGACCAGCTTGGAAGAGGGTCTGGATCCACTTTTCGATCTTGGATACGGAACCATCGGCAGCGAGGCCGACCTCATCCAGTGCTTTCTGGATCTCCTCGTTCTGAGCTGCAGCAACCGCTGCCGCCCCTCCCTGCTTGGTGATGGCCTCCGCGGCCTTGTCGCCGCCGGCGGCTGCCTTCTCCATGCTGGCCGGAACCTTACCCATGGCCCAGTCCAGCAGTTCCTGCTGCGTGAGCGTGACGCCGGACTGGCTGGCAAGGTCTTTCAGGGCGTTCAGGTAGGTGGGGAACCGCTCGGCGGTCTTTGACACCTCAATGCCCTGCTCCTTGGCGGAGTCAGCGATGGTCTTGAAACCGGCAGCCGCCGCCGTGAGGTTGCCACTCGTGGCAGCCCCGGCGATGGACTGGTCCGCCTTCTCAAAGGCTGCGCTGATTTTGGCCATGCCGTTGTCGACCCCGAGGACTGTGGCGCCGAAGGATTCCACTGCGGAGTTGAAGTCTTGGTTGATCAGCTTGTTCAGGGCCTGCCCTGCGCTGGCAATCTGCCCCTCAAACTCCTTTACACCGATGTCCCGGAACAGGTTGTCGATGCCGTCCTTGTTCTTGCCCAGCCCGACGAGTGCCTGGGTAAAGTCCTCGGTGCTGGCCGCTCCGGTCTGCATCGAGTTGTGGATGGACTTGATGATCTCGAAACCGACAAAGGCAGCTGCCGCCACGCTTGCCGCTTTGCCGAGCTTCCCCAGGCCGCGGCTCGATCCGTCAGCCCTGGTGTCCAGGTCCTTGAAAGCGTCGATGCCGTCCTTGACTTTGGGCAGGAGGAGCATAAGCCCGCCCCCGGCCAGGGCAGCGGCGCCGGCCACGCCACCCACGGCGGTGATGGCACCCTGCACGGGCGCCGGGAGGCTGCCGAAGGTCTGGGCCAGGCCGGAGATGTTCTCGGCGATGCCGGCGACGACAGGGAGCATAACGGCGCCGGCATCGATCGCGGCGTCCTTGATGTTGTTCCAGGCCACCTTGACCTTGGACTCGGTTGTCTCGTACCGCTTGGTGGCTTCGACGATCAGCGCGGTGTTTTCTTTCCACGCCTGTGAGCCGAGTTCCAGGCTGTCGGTCAGCAAGTCGCCCGCGCCGGAGAGCGCCAGCAGCACCTGCATTTCCTCGGTGCCCTTGAGGTTTACATCCTTCAGGGCCTGGACGACGTTGCCGCCCTCGTCCTTGATTCGTCCCAGTCCGTGGGTGAACATGTCCACAGCCTTGACCGGGCTCTCCCGGAAGGCCTTGGAGAACTCCTCGGCGCTGATGCCAGCCGTTTTGGCGAAGGCGTCGAGCTTGGGGCCGCCTTCCTGCACTGCCGCGTACATCTTCAGCAGGGCACGGGTGGTCACGCCGCCGCCGAGTTCAGCCTTCACACCCATGGAGGCGAGCGTGTTGGACAGGGCCAGCACGTCGGCCTCTGAGGCGCCCACCAGTTTGCCCGCGCCGGCGATGCGCTGGGCCATCGAGAGGATGTCTTTTTCCGTCGAGGCGCCAGCGTTGCCCAGGGCGACCAGGGTGGCGCCGAAGTTGTCGATGTCGTCGCCACTGGTACCCATAACGTTGGCGATCTGGGCGATGTCGGTAGCCGCTTCGTCAGCGGTCAGGTTGGTGGTTTCGCCGAGGTCGATCATGGTCTTCGTGAAGGCCAGGATGTCCTCACGCTTCACACCAAG